ATGGAACATTCAGAAATTCAAAGTGTAATTTTTAAAAAATCAAAAATGACTCCAAGTGAGTGCATTCAATGGTTATATGATCATGATTTAAAATATAACAAAATTGATGAAAAAGCACATTATTATAGATTTAGACAAACTTCACCAAAGAGATATACACATTATACTACAAAAGAAATTGACAAAAAAAAAGGTATAAAATTTATCATTGGTTGGCGAATTATAGCATAGCAATATATTGCATTATTACATTTTTTTTACATTTTTTTTTATTTTTTTATTTTAGGAAAAAGGGGGAAACAGAAATGTTCTTATAATAAAAATTCTGAATCCCCCTTTTCCCCAAAGTATAAATAAACATTACTATATGCTCTAATTCTGATATATACACATTCAAAAAAAAAGATATTTTACATAAATTATCTCATACCGAGGGCACTCTCTGCCTCCATATGGTTTCTTTTCTTGTCAATTATAGACTTCTTTTTTAATGCACTTGTTATATCATCATGGTTATAAATGCATGCTCTATTTGCACCCATTAAAATTTGTGGACTTGAGGTGCGAAGGAAACACCACCTACCCCAATCAGAACTTTTTAAATAGTTTCTTAATTCTGCTGGTACTCCTACATGTTTTTCTAAACAATAAGTTAAATTTCTACTTGATGATAATTTAGGAAACCAAACAATTCCATTCATTTCTGTTAAAATCATTTTAGTCTGTTTACCATTAGCACTACGATGGCTAATAAATCCACCACAGTGAATACCTCTTTTTCTACCCATAGTTAAAACACTATCTACAACACTCTCTAATGCTTTTAATTTTTTTGTATTAGTCACACCTTCACAATCATCAAAAATCACACAAGAAAAACCATTAGGATTTGTTAATTGATCTAATGTTGGTGGATTTTCTGCAAATTCATCATCAACAACAACTCTAATATGTGGTATATCAGCAAATGCTGGGTCATCAATATCATCAGATGAAATAATAATTTTATATTGTGGTTCAACATCATACATTGCATCAAAATTTCTCATAAACTGACTTGCCAGTGTTGATTTTCCGCACCCAGCACCACCAGAAATAAAATTTATACTAACTAAGTTATCTCTCGTTTCTGGCATTAATTGGAACTCTAAATTTTCTGGTATTTCAATTAGTTCATCTCCTTCACAATCTTCAACCACTTTAAGAAATCCAATTGGTTTATTAGTTGTTTTATCATTTACAACCGCAACTGGATAGCCTACTGGCTCTGCTCTCTTTCCTTTGCCTCCTTTTGGCCGTGCTCCTAATCTTTCAAGCACAAGCATTTTCACTTTAAAAAAGTTTCAAGTAAATATTTTTTAAAATATATAATATATATATAATAATATAATAAATATATTATAAAATATATAAACAAATTATTTTAAAAAGGAAAGTGAAATGGCAACTAATAATACTCCTGCAGTCTTTGATTTAGAAGTAAATCTCTCATCATTAAACAATTCATCATTAAATGCAATTACAACTACTGTAAATAGATCACAAACAATTGTTCAAAATCCAAGTGATTATTATGTTTCTGTATCTCGTTTTATTTGCTCCACTCAGCAAATTCCATTATGGGATCCAGTTATAAATATTACATCTCCAAATAATGATGGATATAATACAATTTATAGTGTATATTTAACTTATGGTACATATTCATCACAACAAGTATATTTAAGAGTTATAAATACAAATAGCACAGTTCCAGCACCACAAAATCCAACTGTTCAGCCATCAACTGCATGGGGTTATGTATATTCATATAATACTATTGCACAGATGGTAAATACTGCATTAGCAACTGCATATACTCAATTACTTGCAGATGTTGCTGGTTCTTTGCCAATGGATGCAAATCCTCCATATATGACATGGGATCCACAAGCACAACTATTTACAATGAATTGTTTTCCAATGAGTCAATATGACCAATCAACTGGTGGTGATGTTGTAAATATTTATTTTAATAATAGTTTTAGACAATATTTATTAGGATGGGATTTTATTGGATTAACTAATAATACTAATACTAATGGTGAAGATTGTTTATTAGTTTTACAAAATAATGGAATAAATTACTCACCACAAAATTCACCACCATCATTTTTACCAATAGACCCAACTACAACAACATTACAATATTCACAAAATTGCCAAACATATTTCGCATTTGCCACATTAGCAAAATTACAAATTGTGGCAACTCTTCCAATTTCATATCCAACTCAGGCTGCTCTTCCATTAGATCAAGTTGGAACAGTTGGTAATGATTTACAAATTCCAATGCTATGTGATTTCTTAGTGAATTATAGTTCAGCACAATCATCTGGATTTTGTCAACCAATTTCATACTTTCCAGCATTGAATAGTTATTCCGCTCCTATACAATTAAGTGGTGGTAGTCAATTAAATTCATTTTCAATTGGTATAACATGGACAAATATTGAGGGTCAAAGTTTCCCACTCGCCGCTTTCGGTACCGTGGTTGCATCAATAAAATTAACATTCACACACAAGTCGTTAATTGAAGGAGGTGTTATGTAAATTCCATTGCAACCCCGAGGCTCTGAGGGTCTCAGAGGTAGGCATCGCTAAGAAATACAATTACTAATAAAATAATTTCGTATTAAATAAATAAAATATTATATATATAATAAAAATTTATATTAATATAAATCATAAATTTAAGATGGCACAAATAATAGAATATCAAAATTATACTATTACAGGAATGAGCATTGTAAAAAAATATGATTTTATAGATGAGATTTGGCAAATGATAAAGGAATATATGGGTATTGATGGTGGAATTCCATTATCATTTATTCCAAGATTTTTAAAATTAACAAAAATACATATGTGTGGGGTAACTGATATTTTAGTATGTTATAGCCCACGGCATATAGTTAGTTTAAAAACTTATAAAAAAAATATGCTAATAAAAAAATTATTAACTGTATTTTTTAATAGATTTTCAAAGAAGCCATTACGAAATAGAAATGGTTTAATGCTTATAGCATTAGACTATATGAATAGAATTTAATAAGATAATAATTATTTTTTTTTGAAATATTTAAATGTAAATATATTATAATATATAATATATATAATAATTATTTTTTTTACAATGACAACAAGAACACAAACAGAATCAACAAAAAAAACATATCAAAAAAATCTTCTTCGTTTGAATGATGGAAAAGAAATTAAAAATTATAATTTTTTAAAAAAGACAGATGATATATTACAAAAAATATCTCATCTAAAACCAAACTCACAAAGGTCATATTTAATCTCAATTGTTAGCACAATAAAAGGATTAAAAGGATTTGACACAGTTAATAAATTTTATTATAATTTAATGATGCAAATGAATAAGGATCTAAAAGTTAATAATACAAAATCAGAAACACAAGAAAAAAATTGGATTTCTCAAGATGAAGTCATGCAAGTATGGCAAAATTTATATGATATTGCATTTCCATTATTGAATTTAAAAAAAGTAAATGAAGCACAATGGAATGACATTTTACATTTTATTGTTCTAAGTTTATATACTTTAAATTCTCCTCGTCGTAATCGTGATTTTCAGGCAATGATATATTTAAATGCTCCAAAAGATTTAGGTGAAAATTTTAAAGACTTTAATTATATGGACAAAGATAAATTTTTATTTTATGCATATAAGACTTCTGGGACTTACAACTTACAAGAAATACCAATATCTCCAGTATTATTAGAATTGTTAAAATTATATATAAAATTACATCCATCAAAAAAATCTAAAAATCCATTTTTATTAGTGCATTATAATGGTCAACCATTAGATAAAGTAAATGATATAACAAGAATACTTAATAAGGTATTCAATCGCAAAATTGGTTGCTCTTTACTCCGCTCAATTTATCTAACTGATAAATTTAAAACTCCAATAGATGAACTAAGAGATACAGCAAATGCAATGGGAACGAGTAGTTCCACAATCCAGAATCAATATGTAAAGTTTGATGATAAACAATCAATTAAAGATTTAAAAGATATCTAATATATATTAATAACTAAAAAAAACCAAATAAAACTAATTATATAATGGCGGAAAATAGATATCAAAGAGGAAAGATTTATAAAATTGTGTGTGATGATACAAACAAAGTATATATAGGATCAACTACAGAACTATATTTATCAAATAGACTAAAGGGTCATAGAAGTGCATGTAAGTCAAAAAAAGGAATTTGCACATCTCGAGAAATTATACAAAATAATAATTATCATATTGAATTAATTGAATTAGTTCCATGTAATTCAAAGGATGAATTATTAATAAGAGAACGGTTTCATATTGAAAATACTGACTGTATAAATAAAAAAAGGCCAATAAAAAAAGAAGGTGATAAACAAATAGGAGACCATGAATACTATATAAATAATAAAGAAAAAATAAAAGAACAGACAAAGATATATATTGAGAATAATAAAGAAAAAATAAAAAATCAAACAAAGTTATATAGGGATTTACATAAAGAAGAATTAAAAGAAAAAAATAAAGAATATAGATTAACAAATAAAGATGCTATATATGAGAGAGGAAAACAATATAGAGAACAAAATAAAGAAAAGATAAAAGAAGCCAAAAAGGCATATTATCAAAAAAATAGAGAATCTATTAGAAAGGCACAAAATGAAAAACGACAATCTATAAAAGATGGCAAAATTTAGTATTGATATTAATATTTATTTTTTTTTTAATATCTATTTAGATATTTCATAATCATTTATCTAAATATTAAATATCTAAAGTTATATATTTAATATGAAAAAGTTAAATATAGAT